AATGGATTATCAATTCTTTTTATCGACGATATTGATTTTGTAAAGAAAGAAATTACTAATAAAATCATAGAGGTTAATGGGCAGCAATGAAACTTTGGCTGATGAAACCAGTTAACTGAAAAATATAATGCAATTGTTGCTAAAAATGTTAGCCAAGACGAATTAATTAATCAAGCAAAGAATTTGTCTGATTCTGCCAAAAAAGATGCTACAGAAGCATTGACAAACCTTATTAGTGAATCTAAAAAACTGACGGATAAAATGTCTGCGTTATCTAAAACAGAAGTTGAGCATTATTCAACAACTAATCTGCAACTGACACAACTTGATGGTACAGTCAAAGGATTACAAACTAGCTACGARGCATTGTTAAAAAAAGATGGAGATATCACTCAAACACTCGCTAATTATAAGCAGACGATTGATCAAAATAGTACAAGTATTACTGCTAACAAAAAGACTGTTGATGGTACGCTTAGCAGTCTACAGACCCAAGTCACACAAACGGCTAATGAAATTACAACGAGATTATCTCAAACAAATATTGAAGCGTTGATTACAAGTAAGTCTGCTGTTATCGCTGATAATAAAGTCAAGGAAACTGCAGATAGTTTTAGCAGAGAAATAACTCGTGTTAATAATACTATTGATAATTTAAAGATAGGTACAGTTAATCTACTATCTGGTACTAAAAATTGGACTAAAAATTGGTTTAATCGTAATAACTGGCAATCTGATGACGATAACTTGACTATTGGTAATTTTAGCTTAACAGTGCTAAAGCGCAAAGCAATGTGGAGTGGTATATCACAATTGTATGCTGTAAAAAGCGGAGAGAATTACGTTTTTAGTGCATACGCTAAATCGAGCATGGATAATGACGTTGTGAATTTATATTTATTACCAAACGGTCAATCCCCGCAAGCAAAGATAAGTATTAGTTTCAAGTCAATCACTCTAAACACGGATTGGCAACGTATCGTTATTAAATTTAATGTAACTTCTGATGGCTATATCTTACCGCGTTTTGAACGTTTTAACGAAAACGGATGGTTGTATATTGCAGGCTATCAGCTAGAACATGGAAACGTTGCAAGTGACTATTCAGAGGCACCAGCCGATCAAGAAGACAAAATGACTGTTGAATTTAATAAAATCAACGATACAGTTAACAGCCATAGTCAATTGATTGGTAAACAGAACGAGAGTCTGACGGCTACAATACAAAAAGTTGATAATATACAATCAACAGTATCTAATGTTGATGGACGTTTGTCACGAGTTACACAAACTGCCGACGGTATAGTCACAACAGTTAGTCAGCTTGATAATAATATTTTACCTGGCACAAAAAATTTTACAGGATGGCAAATAGAAGGTGCAGTACTAGAAGATGTAACACAATCATCTTATCCATTTGTCTTTAAAAAATGGATAAGCGGCAACAAGGTATCGCCCTTAATCGAATATGATGTTAAAAAAAATCAAGAGTACACATTTACTGCATACATTGCTAGAGAACAAGCAGGTAATCTATATTTCTACTTGTACGATCTTTGGAATCATCATATCACAAGTGCAACCCCTCGCGAAACCATTATAAGAGACGTTAATTCTAGTGTAATACGATTTAGAATAACATTTATTCCAAATAGAGACGGTAAAATCAGACCACGGTTCGCAATGTTGGCCAGTGATCAAGGCTGGTTTATGGTTGGTGGTTTTATGTTATCTAAAGGTACCGCTGATCTACCCTGGTCTGAATCCAAGCAAGATATCAAAGATAATGTTACTGCGATTAATACAATAGTCGCACAAACAGCGAACAGTTGGGCTATTAAAAATTTGACTTCTAACGGTACTGTATTGAGTCAGCTTAATTTGACTGATGGTAACGTAAAACTGGAAGGTAAGTTAATACATTTGTCAGGTCAATCTATTATTGATAATGGCATTATTACTAATGCGATGATAAAAGATTTAACTGCAGATAAGATTACAGCAGGAACAATTGATGCTAATCGTATAAATGTCATTAATTTAGATGCTAGTAATATTACCAGTGGAAGAATGTCAGCGGACCTGATACGTAGCGGCGTTTTAATATCGCAAAACGGTGCAATGTTAACCGATCTTAATACAGGACAAATTGAATTTTACACAGATAATCCAGCTATCAAACGTATTACTGCAGGTTATCCTAACCAATTCGTTAAATTTGCAACAGGTAATGTTGAAGGAAAGGGCGCGGCTGGCGTAACGGTTATAGGTTCTAATCGATGGGGAAGTGAATCGTCAAACGACGGTGGCTTCGTTGGTATTCGCGCTTGGAATGGTAAAGACATCGATACTCTTGATTTAGTTGGCGATAGTATTCACTTAGCAAGCTCTGCGTACACTAACGCTGATGGTTGGGAAATCATTACTTTGCCAAATCAGCTATCAATAGATGCACGTAACATAAATCATCGTGTAACGTCTAAGGTAAAAGTAGGAGATATTTGGCTATGGAAAAATACATCAACTTATGTAAGCATGAAAGATACAATTAATATGATTATTGATAACTTGCAGCTACTACACAATAATAAAACCACTGAAAAAGGCTACAGTTATACTATTCCAGGAAAGATTTAGGAGAAAAAATGGAAGAAAAAATAAAATCAAATTTAGCTTTACAAATAGCGCAATTATCTTTAGATAAAGCAACTCTACAAGCTCAAAACGAGCAATTACAATTACAAATTGCTGAGTTAAATCAGCAATTAGATGAGATAACTAAACCAGGAGCAAAGTGAGGTGAGTAACATGAAACAATGGAACATTGTTGGAAAACCATTTCCAATTTATCAAGGTGGAGCAGTTGTAAAAACAGATGTGCGTCTGCAAGGAGATGATGGGACATATTTACCACAAGAGCTAATTGGTAATCATGTTGATAAGGATAATCAATCACTGATAAGACTTGTACTTGAAACTTTTGCAAAAGAAAATGTTGTTGATTTCGCAATGCTTGAGTCTGTAAAAGATATTGAGCAACTAAAAGCTGACAAAGTAACTTTAATCAAAAAAATTGCAGAGGCTGATGAGGCAATTTCTAAGATGTCGCAAGCAACAAAAGATATGCAGCTTAAAGTTGATAAAGCAGTTGTCGAGTTAACTGACTTAGTGACATCAAGTGTATCTAGCCTTTCCGTGCCGTCTACATCGATGGAATCAAGCTAATGGAATTAACGTTGAATACCGTTATAACACTATATTATTTAATAAAAAAAGGAGAATTTAATATGACATATACTTTTAAAAAAGATCATCTTATTGTTGACGTTTGGTACCGTCGTGTTGCGAATGGTATTTGTGATTTCGAAGCAGTACCTAAATTATTTAATTTACGAGATGTTGTGCTTGAGTTACTTAGTCAAAAAGTTACTGATAAAGAATCAGAGTGAGGTAACTTAATGATAGATTTTGTGCAAGTTGGCGCTTTTGCAGGTGCTGCTTTATCTATTTTGGGAGTATGGGGATTTATTGTTAATCCCTTTAAAAAAGCAATGGAAGCTAACGAGATTGCTATGGCTCAGCTCAAGGACTCACTCAAAGAACTAGCATACGAGCTCAAAAATATAGATAGAGACCGAGAGATTACAAAAGCTGTTATTGATCGTCACGAGGAGCGTTTAGGTCGTGTCGAGGATGATATCATCATCAATAAAGAGCAAATCAAAACATTATTTAATAATAATAAGGAGAAATAACATGAACGAATTTACAACACAAATCATTACAGTATCAGTACCAATTTTTGGTATCATCGCAGGTATTCTCACGCACAAAGTAAAAAAATTACTTATAAAAAAAGGTGGAGAAAAAGCTGTTAAAATTGCAGAAATTGTCGCTCGTAATGCTGTTGAGGCAGTTGAACAAATATCTGTGGAAGTTGGTATTAAGGGACAAGATAAGCTAACAGAAGCTAAAACAGCTGTTATTGATGGTTTATCGCAATATAATATCAGTTTAACAGATACTCAGTTAGAAACATTTATCGAAGCTGCGGTTAAACGCATGAATGATGAGTGGAAGAAAGGTCAATAATATGGTAATTAATATTGAGCAAGCTATCGCATGGATGGCATCTAGAAAAGGTAAAGTTACTTACTCGATGGACTATCGAAATGGTCCTTCATCTTACGATTGCTCTAGCTCTGTCTATTTTGCTCTACGCTCAGCAGGCGCATCAGATAATGGCTGGGCAGTAAATACAGAATATGAGCACGATTGGTTGATAAAAAACGGTTATGTTCTTATTGCAGAAAATACTAATTGGAATGCGCAAAGAGGTGATATTTTTATTTGGGGTAAACGTGGGGCTTCGGCTGGAGCTTTTGGACATACTGGTATGTTTGTTGATCCAGACAATATTATTCACTGTAATTATGGTTATAACTCAATTACAGTGAATAACCATGATGAAATCTGGGGATATAATGGTCAACCTTATGTTTACGCTTATCGTTACGCTAGGAAACAGTCAAATGCTAAGGTTGATAATCAATCAGTTGTATCTAAATTTGAAAAAGAGTTAGACGTTAACACACCGCTAAGTAATTCAAATATGCCATATTACGAAGCAACAATTTCAGAAGATTATTACGTTGAGTCCAAGCCTGACGTCAATAGCACTGATAAGGAGTTGCTTGTTGCTGGTACTAGAGTTCGAGTTTACGAAAAAGTAAAAGGCTGGGCAAGGATAGGCGCTCCACAGTCTAATCAGTGGGTAGAAGATGCTTACTTAATTGATGCAACAGATATGTAAACCAACAGAGCGACATAAATGTCGGTCAGTTAATGGTGTAACTTACACCGCAACTAAAAAAACAATTTAGGAGGTAAAGCTCCTTTAGATAAGACGAATGCCCTCGCTTTGCGGGGGCTGTTTATTATTTTGAACAGATTTTTCAGGAGGTATTTAGGTGCCTTTTACTGGATGAAAAATATATTTTATTAAAAAGTTTAATTATATAAAGGGAAAATCATTGACMATAAGCTATATAAAAATATATAATATATATATAAATATCAATGGCCTCCCTCGCATACGCGCAGACATGTTCTGATGGGGGGTTTTTTTGCTAAAAAAAGGATTTGTTGAAAAAACAATTGCTAAAGGCAAAGAACTAGCAGATGATGCTAAAGATGCTGTTGAAGAGGCAGTAGATGCTGTCAAAGAAAAACTGAAATAAATATTAACCGCTCTCTAATTGAGGGCGGTTTTTTTGTTTTATCTGAAACTGTTGAGACTTTTTTTGTGTCAGTTATAGATATCACTCTCTAAAATACCCACAACGTTTTTCAGCAGTCGCTTGAGTGATTTTTCTATCACCCCAGTAAAAAACTTTTTCAATTGATCCGTGTCGAGGATATACTGCACAATTAATATTTGCTGCTTTATTAACTACAAATTTWGWGTTTGGCTCGATACCGTTAGCTCTAACCTTATTGTAGTTAGTTGATGAACTGTTACGATATTTAAACGGTTTATTGTAAATTTCAAAAATTTTATTTCCATATTCCATTTATTTCTCCTTATTATATAGATAAACATTGATAGCGATTATTAATACTGCGATAGCCATTACCATTGCATGACCTCTTTTCTTTTGTTATAATAAGGACAGGGTAGGGGAGTTGTTGCTCCCCTCTGTCCATTAGCGATTACTTATGCTTGGTAGGCTTTGGTTTTCGCTTTTTTGTTTGCTTACTAAGGCTCGTAGCTGTTATAAAACTGGCTATTGCCGTTATGTAAGCGGGTATGTCATCAATTACTTTTTCAAGTAATCTTAGATAATCTTCCTTGTTCATCGTTCCACCTCCCTTCTTAATTTATAATATAATTATACAAGAAAATCTTGTATTTGTAAAGTGTTTTTAAAAGATTTCTTTGCTTTTTTAAAAAAAAATCTTGTTTTTAAAATGATTTTATTGTAATATAAAACAAAAAGGAGATTAGAAATGGAATTGTACGAATTTGTCGGAGAACAAATACGCCATCAAAGAAAACTTGCTAAACTCACTCAAAGTCAACTTGCGGATTTACTAGAAACTAATCAGCAAACTGTCGGAATGATGGAAAATGGCAGGCGTAGAACCACTATTCAGGATTTAGTTAAACTTTGTAAGATATTTAATGCGTCAGCAGATGACTTTTTACCTAAAAATTGACAATGTGAAAACCGCTCAGATTAATTTCTGGGCGGTTTTTTTGTGATATAATAATATATTATAGAAAAAGGTAGGAAGCTTTATGCCAAAACAATTAAGTGAATATCTCAGAAAATCTAATACTTCAGATGAATTAATCTGGAATTTTGCCTTTTTAGGACGAAACGATAACCAAAATGCAAAATTTACAGAATTAGCTGAGCTTGCTGAACCTGAAAATTGGACTTCGTCAAATTCAAAAAGACCAAATGATATTTTATATAGTTATATCACACATACTTTTGAAAGAGCTTTTGAATTAGGTGATGATTATGTAATTATTAATGAAGATGAATCATATGCTTGTTTTAACACCGGATTACTGACTGATAATGGAGAAGATATTATTTGTTTGTTCAATACTTTTGATTCAAGTGATGAATATCATTGGCATCTTTTTGGATTCAGAAAGGAGTCTAATTGGGATTTTTTAAACAATTTTAGTAAGACACCTTTAGTTCCTCATTTTTTTACAAATCCGCAAGATATATACTTTGACCCTAATAAAGAACTAATAAAAAATCTTGATCATATTCTCGAGGACAATATTGATAGGTTTGAAGGTAGGTTACAGGAAAAAGGAAAGCAATTTATCAATGCTTTGTTGAATAATGCAATCGAGTTAACAATTACAAAGTGTAAACGTAATTATAGAATAGCCGTACCTCAATATTATAGAGGAAAAATTACTTACCTTTTGCCAGTTACTATAGATGGACAGCTTATGTCTGTAGCAGTTGAAAATATAAACGGGAGGTATAGGGTTAACACTATTTTTACTTTAGAAATGGCTTATAAAAACGCTAGATTATTAATGAAACCTGAAGTGGATTGGATAACTTCCGCTACAAAACAAAAAAAAGAGTAGTATATACTACTCTTTTTTAACGTTAGTGCTTGAAATCAAGCCGACATATCCATTCATAAAAAGCTTCCGTAATAGAAAAACATATCATACAAAACAAATAACATTCTTAAAAACTATCATTCACAAGTATTATTTCATATTATTATTTTAATGTCAAGGGTAAAATTTAGGTGATTTATTTTTAAATACAATAATAAAGGAAGTTAATTTTAGCTACTATAGAAAAAACGACCGCTCAGATTAATTTCTGGGCGGTTTTTTATTTTATATTTTTTTATAAAAATTCTCTTCAAATAATAAATAATATATAGTATACTGGTTAAGTTACTGTTTTTTAATTATTTGAATTTAATAGAAAAAGGGCTTATGAAAAAGTATATAATATGTGTAATAATGTTAGTAGCGCTAGTTTTCTCTAATTGTATGAAGACTAAAGCAGAGACTAAGGGAGTTGAAGAATTAAACCCCTACAGACATCAATCAAGAGTAATACATGTTAGGAAATACACCAACAAAACTGTTAGTTTTAAAGCTGGGAATATATTACACATCGAAACAGATGATACTAGTGTTTCTGAAGGTAGAAAATTGATTTTGCGAACAGAGATATCTGATAATTCAATTTTAGAAAAAGTAAAGATAGGTACAAAAGTAGATTTTTATGGCAGTTCAGGATTTATTCCTGGKTCTTATACCTGTAAAGATACGATTAGCTTATTTACTGAAGGAGGAATCACTATTCCTGAAGAAGGTAATAAGTATGACCGAAAATTGTACGGAAAAATTATAAATAATGATGGTCTTCCAGAGACAATCCTAATTGAATTTGATAAAAAGGTAGTGACATTTCAAGAACTAGACTTAAAAGTAAGGAAAGCACTATATGATAAAAAAACTTTGGTATCAAGATAAAGACCATGTGAAGGGTAAATATGGTATACATTATAATGATAATAAAGAAGAAGAAGTTGACTTATCAACGTATTATAATTATATTGACAATAGATTGATTGATGTATCAACGATAGCTGATTTACATTTATACCTCGATAAAAATTGAATAATAAAGTTAAGTGAGCTCTATACGGGGCTTTTTTTGTCTATCACAACAGAAAAATTTAAAATTGTCTATTTTTAGGATTTTTATCGAATAGATAGATAGGAGGATAAAATATGTTATATATAGATGAGCTACAAGAAGCGATTGATAAAGGATATATTTCAGGGAACACAGTGATGGTTGTGCGCAAAAACGGAAAGATATTTGATTATGTGTTACCACACGAAAAAGTGAGAGATGATGAAGTTGTGACGGTAGAGAGTGTGGAAGACGTTATGAGAGAATTGGAGTAA